ACCCGAAGTTGCGCTCCCGTACATCACGATCGGCGCCCCGCAAGAATCGCCATGGGATTGCTTCGGCACTCTTGGCCAGATTGTAAAGTTTCAGGTAAGTGTCTGGTGGAGGATCGCAGATGCAAAAAGCTCCCTCGGCGTGAAAACGATAATGGCCGCAGTGAACAACGTTCTCGACGATCAGGTATTGGATGTCGAAGGCTATGACAGCAGCATCAAGATCAGGAACATGATGAGCACCGACATGCCGGATCCGGACAACAAACACTGGCATGGAATTATGCAGTTTACTATCTGGGTTACTCAATGTCCAGAATCTTAGATTTAGACTTAGACTTAGACTAGGCTAGAACCATAAGCAAAAGACAAGGAGGGAGGTACGAAAAGGAATGACGACATGCGGAGGCATTAAAACAAAAGGCAAAACTGCCACGATGCAAATCTCGAACGTGGCAGGTGGCGCAGGCGCTTACGGCGCGATCGAACTGTTGAACAAGATGGGAGGCCCTGAAGTCGGTGACTCAGTGGATACTACAGTCTTCGGGAATGACGGCCCGTACAAGGCAAGAGGGCATACTCTAAACAGCGCCACGTTTACGGGGGACGGATTCAGCGACTATGCTCACGCTCCCAACCAACGGATGCTGTGGGACAACCTTGAAACTGACGTCGAGACGTGGATACAGTGGTACTATGACGGGGTCAATTACCGAAAGGTAAGAGTAGAGATTTCAGATATCACGTTCACCGTCACAAAAGGCGGCTTCAACGGACTGACGTTCACCGCAGCGTCAACGGGTCAAATCTCATATGGAAGCATAAGTGAATAAACCTGTCAACCGCGGTTGACAAATGAGTGATGGGTAATTAAACTAAAAAAATGTAACCTGTTGGTCAGTTGCCAACAAGGAGGCAATAAAATGGGAAAAACTAAAGGGAACTTAGCATATGTTCAGGCCAGTTCTGACGGCACGAACTGGGTTGAGGTCAAGGGGATCAACAAGATCACCCCTAAAAGCTTAGGAACAAGCGTCGACACAACGATATTCTGCGAAAGCATCGCGCCGCTGTATAAGGATCGCGGGACGGTTCAACTCGATTGGGGGTTGAACCTAACGGGATTCTGGGATCAATCAGACCCGGGTCAAGCCCTGATAGTCGCGGGCCTACGGGCTATGGCGGATCTCTACATGAAATTGTTCTACGACGGCACGAACTACGTGTCCGGGAAGATGGTCGTCAATCAGGCGGTCCCGACTCCCAATGTGGCCGCGTACGTCGATTGCACGTTCGATATGGATGGCGCAGGACTCGCGACTTTCGGGCCTTGAGCGGAGCGGAGTGAGTAAAACATGACTGCTCCCGCTCCTATTGCAAGTTATGGGGCCACGATCTACGTAGGCGGCCCGAGCACGGCACTGAGCACGACTAACGGAGCGATGACGCTTGCAGGCGACTACCTCAGCGCAACGGTCACGGCCGCAGCGTACAGGGTCCTCGATCCAGACGCACCAATACTCCTTGAGGAGTCAACGAATACTGGATCATCGTGGCATACCTACTCCGCGACGGCGTACTCACTAAGCCGTTTACTTGGGAAAGTGACGTTCCCAAGCGCTCGCAGTCCGACGTACCTGTACCGTGTCAGCGGGTATTACATTCCCCTGACTGCGCTGCTTTATGCAGACTCGTTCACGTTCAAGCCCACAAAGACGCTCAAGGAGACGACTGTGTTGGGTGAGACGTGCAAGGAGGAGGGCGCGGTTCAACGGGATTGCGGAGGAACGATTACCGACTTCTATGACCCGTCCCAATTTGGGGCAAGCGCGTTCTACAGTGGATCGACCGCAAAGGTGCGGTATTTCGAAACCGTTCTGACGAGCATGTCGTCGTTCGTCATTAAGTGCACAGAGTCGGCAGCACACTCGATATTGGTATGGGCTACAGTCGATAACGACTCATTAGCCCTTGTAGTGGAAGACTACCATAAGCAGACCCTCGCGTTCCTCGGTAGAGCGGACGCTGACGGGAATCAGTGGGCGCACCAGTGGTAAGTAGCCAAATGGTGAGGGCCCTAACTAAAGCACGCTCGCTCATCCGAGCAGAGCGCTAAGAGAGGTATTGTTCTATGAAAACCGATACTGAAGAACAAATGTACGCCGAGGGCGTACCTACGAAAGTTGCAGCACGAAAAATATCCCTGCGCGAAGAGATACTTAACGCGCAGGACATGCGTCAGAAAACCGTTGACGTAAGCGAATGGGGATGGGCGAAGAGCACAGGCGGTAAGGTACTCGCGAAGTCTCTTACCGCGTTAGAGCGTGCGACGCTCTCCCAGATGAGCAAGTTCAATGTCGACGGTGAAGTGATAAGCGAACAGACAGCGGTCGATACCGTCATACTGGGCACGTACGATCCTAACAACTCTGATGAAAAGCTGTTCAAACTGAATGACAGGGAAGCGCTATTAGAGAACCACAACTCGGCTCCGTTTGAAAGGATAGCTAGCGTCATAAACGATCTTAGTGGGATCTCGAGGGAGAGCCAGAAAAAGATAGAAAAAAACTGAGGGAAAACCCCGAATTACAGTTTGAGTTCCTATTGGCTCGACGCATCTTTCGCATTCCCGTCCGAGAACTGCGCCTTCGGATGTCGAGCTATGAAATCAGCCAGTGGGCAGCGTTCCTTGAGTTGGAACGAGAAGAGCAAGAGAGGCGGGATACCGAACGCGCAAATAAGGCAGCGTCCACACCAACGGCAGATAGGACGTTTGGAGGCTAGAGGGTTAGAGGTTAGTCTGGAATGGTAGACATTGCTGAGGTCATGATACGGATCATAGGTGATCCGTCAGGGCTTTCGAATGCGGCCGCGAAAGCCAAAGGTGAGCTCAGCAGTTTAGAGAGCAGCGCTAAGACTAGCTTCAGCAATATAGAGGGCAGTGCTAAATCGAGTTTCGACAATGTAGGAAAGGGCGCATCTAGTTTTAGCAACATTGGCAACATGGCAGCGGTAGGGTTTGGCGCAGCCGCCGTTGCCATTGGTGCGTTTGCTTTGAAGAGCGCAGCCGACGTTGGTGGCGCATACAAGCAGATTCAGGGCGCTACGGGCGCAACTGGAGCCACGCTGGACAGTTTAAAGGAAAGTTTCAGAAACGTATTTGGCACCGTACCACAGGACGCATCCACGGTAGCCAGCGCCATTGACGTATTAAATCAAAAGTTGGGGCTTACCGGCCCGACTCTGGACACGCTTTCGAAACAACTGCTTGACTTGTCGCGCATAACCGGAACAGACGTTACTACAAACGCGACGAATGCCGCCTCCTCGTTTAAAGCGTGGGGGGTCGCCGCGCAGAACATGGGGCCGGAATTGGACGCATTATACGAGCTCCAGACAAAGACCGGCACGTCCGTCGCGACTACCTCCGATTTACTTGCGAAAGCCGCTGGTCCCGCAATGGCGGCGGGGATGTCGTACAATCAGACCGCCGTGATGATGGCGGAAATGGCGGCGGCCGGACTGCCAGCACGACAGTCTGTCTCAATGCTAACCACGGCGACCGACAACGCGACGAAATCGGGTAAAGATGCGGGAACCGAATGGAACAATTTTATACAGCGGTTGTCGAATCCCGCGTACAAAGTAACGGCAGATGATATCAAGGAGTTTGGCGCGAACACTGAAAAGTTCGCTAATGTAGTTCAAAAGACGGGCGGCAACTGGAAAGACCTGGCTAACCAGATGGCTGGCTCATCTGGCCTGATTGAAAGTACATCCGACAGCACACTCACTTTCTCGCAAAGACTCGATATATTCAAAAATAAGCTGGAGGTAGCATTCGCACCACTCGGTTCGTCTATTATTGCGCTGCTGACCAGCTTCTTGAATATGCTTACTCCTATATTGCCGATCATCACGGCGCTCGTGCAGGCGTTCACAAGTTTGCCGATGCCTCTTCAGATGGTCGGGATGGGTTTCGCCGCGCTGGTTGGGGGCGTGGGCGCGGCAAATTTGGTATTAGGAAAGTTCGGTTTTAGTCTCAAAGACCTTCCAGGCGACATCGAAAAGGTTATACCGCAGCTCAAAAGTTTCGCACAGGCATTAGCAGGCGGCGATGTTAAGGGCGCATTTAGCTCTTTTAGTAGCGGCAAAGTAGCCGGGGGAGCGGCAACAGCAGAACAACTACCATCCGTCGCCTCCGCTGCCTGTCCTGATCCTGCTTGCTTTGATAAAGTGCTCGCAAAGACGAATACTGAAAAGGATGCACTCGGTGATGTCAAGACTGCCGCTTCAGACATCAATCCGGTTGTTGAGGATACAAGCGGCGCAGTAGAGGAAGTCGCAACAAAAGGTGGATTCCTAAGCGGCATATTCGACTCACTTCCCGGACCACTGTCGTCACTCGCCGGGATGATCCCAGGCATTGGCGCGGGACTTGGAGAGGCAGGCGTCGCAGCGGAAGGCGTAGGGGTCGGAGTTGCAGGCGGTGCAGAGAGTGGCGGATTAATGGCCGCAGCGATCGGGTTAATCGGTCCGGCATTGGTGCCGGTTTTGGCGATACTCGCTCCGATCGTGGCGCTGTTCGGCGTCCTCTATGCTACATCAAATACTTTTAGAACATCGGTCGGCGCTCTTGTGGACCAATTCAAATCCCTACTCGGATGGGTCGGAGAGCTTGTCGGTGATCTGACAAGTCTCAACTTTAGCAAACTTGGAAGCGATCTCATTAGCGGGTTCACGGGTGGATTTAACACCATAAAGAACGATATAATGGGATTTCCAGGAATGATGGTGACGTCAATCGAGGAGTCGGCCACGACGATCGGGGGGATCGCTGACAAGATCGGCGGGATGATCATAGGGGCATTTGCGTCGCTTAAAAACATCGATTGGGGCGGCGCGGTCAGCGGGCTTTTCACCACGCTTACCGGCAGTGCTACAGCATTTTTAAACGCGATACTGACGTTGTTTAGATTGGTTAATTGGCTGCAAATATTCACTCTTATCTTCTCTAATCTAACGGCTTTCACACAGGCGATAACGGCCGGATTTCAAAAAATCGATTGGGGTGCGGCGTTCTCTGGCGTTGCGTCTGCATTAGGCAATGCGCTGAGCGGAGCGGGCGGAGCACTCGGCGGCATCGGGTCGTCCATAGGCGGCGCATTGAGCAGCGCAGGAGGGGCGCTCGGCGGTCTCGGGGACACACTCGATGACGTTCTTACTCAGGCGTTGAACTGGGATCCGACGCCCATGGTTAATAATATCATCAACGCGGTAGGCGGCGCGTTCGACAGCCTCATGTCGCTCCTCGGCAGTATCGATTGGAGCAGCGTAGCGAATTCTTTGATAACTGCAATCGGCGCAGCATTCGATAGCCTGTTCGGCGGCGGCGGTGGCACGAGCACCGCTGGGAGCAGCGTTTCGAATGGTATGTCCACTGCACTGACGCAGGGAACGGAAAAGGCAGGACCCGACATCCTTGGGAAACTAGGCGACATTTTCTTAAAACTGCTTGAACTCGTCCCTGACATATTTGCCAAAATAGCAATAGCACTCGGCGAAGCTATTATGAAAATCGATTGGGGATCTGTTTTCAATTCAGCGGCAACTGCTTTTGAGAAGATAGACTGGGGCAAGATGCTTACCGGCGGCCTAGGCAGTGCAGGCGCAGCGAGTGGCGACATCGGAACCTCCGTCGGAAATGCAATCAAGACAGCGGTCTCTAGCTTTGGATCATGGCTACTTAGTGCGGCGGCTACGTTCTTTACAGGACTGCCTGGCAAAATCACCGCTGCACTCGTCGGCTTCGGAACGTGGTTATGGAACGCCGCAGCGGACTTCATTGCTAACAAAACGTGGCAGACTAAGATAAGTGCAGCAATCACTGGATTTGCTGCGTGGTTGTGGACCGCCGCAACAGACTTCGTTTCTAACAAAACATGGGCCACTAAATTAAGCGCGGCGCTCGTCGGCTTCGGGACGTGGCTGTGGAACGCGGCCGTCGACTTTGTTTCGAATGCAACATGGGCCGGTAAGATGACGGGAGCTCTCATTGGGTTAGGAACGTGGTTATGGACAGCAGCCGTTGATTTCGTTACGAATGCAACATGGGCGAGCAAATTGGCGGCCGCACTCGTGGGGCTCGGTCAGTGGTTATGGGACGCTGCCGTCGACTTTGTTAGTAACTCAACGTGGGCAGGCAAGATGGCTACTGCACTTCAAGGATTGGGCGATTGGATGACGACCGCAGCGCAGTCATTCTTTGATAACCTTAGCACCAAGGTACAAGGTGCGGTCGGCACATTACAGAGTGCAATAGGAGCAGCGCAGACGGCGTATAACAATCTAGTTAATAGGAAGTCCACAGGTCCCACTACGAGCGACCAGCAGTTGATAAATGAACAGGCAAACAATCCCTATGCCATAGCGCCCGCTGGCTACGATAACGGCGCGCAGCTTGGCAGCGGCGGCATTCTTTACCTCATGAACGATGCGGCTGGGGCGGCGATGTGTCCTACATGCCAACAGATGATAGCGAATCATCCTGGCGCAAGCATCGTGTATAACGCGGGGCAAAATGGCTACCTTGCTCCCGGTGGCACGAGTATCGTACCAGCCGCGGAAGGCGCTATCGTTGCAGCCCAAACTGGGGGCGTTCCCGTATTGCTAGCTGAGGAGGGAAAACCTGAGCTTGTAGTACCGTACGACTTGTGGGAATACGTTGACCCGTACGTTTTTTCAGTTGTTCCGACGATCGGCGGGTCTGCCGGAATGACAATGTCGCCCGGCTCCCCAAGTTACGTATTGCCGCAACTGGCAGGCGGTGGAATCGTGCCCGCTCCAGGGCAGGGCAGTCTAGTTGATTCCATAAGTCCTTCATCCGTGGTCTCAACTATTGGTGATCTCGCTGACCTGATGCTCAACCCGACTCCGAGCACGCTCGGCACCACAATTTTCGCCCCGATACAATCAGCCGTAGACAGTGTGTTTAATTTGGAGAACCGGATCAACGCAATAAACGCATCAGCGACGCAAGTGTCCGTCCCCGTAAGTTCAGGAGGGCCGCTTTCTATCGTGCCAGCCGGCCCCGGTGGTGAGACAACCGACCTGACGAACAAGGCTGCTAACGCGGCATCAGCAGCAACGGCATCCAGCGAAGGCGTCATTGACAGCATAATAAGCGCAGCGTCAAGTCTAATAAACAGCGTTGCCACGATCGGCGGAAACATAATGACGGGGCTCAAGGATATCGGCAACTTATTTACTACTGACACGACTACGGCAGCGACCACTACGGCAGCGACGACAAAAACAGCCGCTCAACAAACTACGACCGCCACGGAGACCGGCGCTGGGGCATTGCTCTCCGAGTTGCTATCATTGTTCAACGTATCTACTGACACGAAGACCGCGATTACAAATGGATTCACGTCGTTGAGTTCAGTAATCAGCACCCTAAGCTCCGGTGGGAGCAGCGGCACGGGTATATTCGGTGACGTAAGCGGCCTCATCAGCGGGATAGCGCAAATTTTTACGGGAGGAATCTCGCTTATCATGGATCTCATTACAATGAGCTCACAAGCGAGCGCGTCAACCACGCAGTCGTTTTACTCTGGCGGGTCCGCTTACGTGAGGACCTCAACGCCGACGGTCGCGCCGGTAACTGAATCGACGATCAAGGGGGATATTACCACGATCGTAGGTGGAGTTACGTCATCGGTCAAGTCTGGATTCGGCTTAGCTATAGACATCGGCTCCCTTGTCGGGGGCCTCGCGGGCGGCGGCATTGTCAATGGTCCGATGATCGCCGTACTCGGTGAGAACAATCGGCGCGAGCTGGTGACCCCCTTGGACGGTTCCACTCAGATCGGGAATCAGGGGAACCAGTACAATCTAACCGTGGTCGTCAAGGGCGACGAGAGCAACGCGACGGTCAAGAAGATTATCAACACGTATTCGAAGGAAGTGCGGAAAAAAGAGTTCATGCAGCTCGGGATGTGAAGTAGATGGCAGAGCAAAAAACTTACTTCATCCGTGGCGACGGCGGCGTGATCGACCTGTCCGATCATACAAACTACGACGTCAGGCCAGGTATAAACGGTCGATGGATGCCGAAGCTCGAATACGTGAGCACACCCGTCTACACGTTTCCAGGGGAAGTAATAGAGCTCGATAAGACCCCTCCGCGTGAGTTTGAGCTCCCACTTATAGTACGCGACGGAACGCAGCGCGGCGGCGCTAACAGTATGCGGTACAACATAAGGGAACTAAACCGCGCATTCAGCTACGACATCGGAATGCCAAAGATTGTTACTACCGCGCCCGACGGAACAATGCGCGCTATCTCCTGCCTGTATGAAGATGGGATGGACTTCGAGGAATCAACGAACACAGGTCGCGCGGAGTACTTCTATATGTTCGTTATCACGCTCATCGCTCACTCGCCCTTCTGGTACAACCCCGTCGAAAATGAGATCTGGATCGATACTAAAACCACTGGCGAAATGGGCATCAGCAACCTAAATACCCCGTTCACCGCTTACAACGCTGGCGACGTTCCTACGTGGCCTATATGGGCACTTTGCGGCTCGTTTGACGAGGTCGAGATTCTGAATACGACAACCGGAGAATACATGGATTTTTCGAGCAGTGTGAGCTCATCGCAGCGAATTTACATCGATACGCGGGCCCCTCGTGATGTGTTACTAAATCATAACACTTCTGTCTTTGCTGACCTGACGACCGATTCAACGCCGTTCTCACTTATGCCAGGAGAAAATAAGATCGTTCCGATCTTCACCAATCCCGGATCAGGGGCGGAGTTGCGCCTCCGATGGGTCGATCAGTACTTTGGAGTGTGAAATAAGATATGGACTCAGGATCAAGCCATTATGATGCATATTCGCGGAGTTCTGAGTTCGAGCGACTTGATGAGGTGTCACTCTACACAGAGCTGAAGGTCGATCTCAAGTGGGCTGATATGTCAACCTGGACGATGACGCTCCCTACTGCGGAATATCTGAAACGCTGGCAAATCGAAGATATATACGACTCGATACTTGCTCCTCCTGGAGGCTGCGGGGCGGCCGGGGTCCCGATGGGCATCGTCATTATCCGAAATAATTCATCGATTGAGGACGCGCTGTTAAGTGGCATAATCGTTCAGGTAGATCGGGATTATGAAGGTTTCTCCGATACGGTCACGTTGACCGGCGAGAGCGACACCTCACTGTTACGAACGCGCTACATAGAGCCGGATCCACAGGGCATGATACCCAACGTAGAAAACTGGTGGAGTCCGGACGGCACGGTGGCTGATGATAGCACGAGTGGGCCATGCGAATCGGTGCTTTCGTATTATGTCAACTACAATATGGGCCCCCACTCCACGACGGACAGACGACTTAGCTACCTCGATTGCGCATACGATAGCATGCGTGGGGTAACTGTACAGTACCAAGGACGCTTTCAATACCTGTTTGACGCGTGCCTTGAAATACTGAAGAGTCAAGCGCCGACTGGGGGGGGCACGAGCTCGACGACGATGCCAAATCAATCTTTTGAGATCAAACAAACCTCCGAAACCGGGACCACGCGGGCATTATATCAGTGGCTCGAACCTGTGGACAAGACAAACCAGGCCATATTTGGAACTGAACTTGGGACAATACCAAAATTTCAATACAGTGAGGCGCTGCCGATCGCCAATTACATTCTCGTCGGGGGCCCTGACTATTACGCACAGGGGGGCGGACAAACTACCGATACGGGCAAGCGGATGTTTACGAGCTTACTGAATTTGACGTCCGCGCAACTTTACGGTCGCCGCGAGAAGCAGGTGAACTACGGCGGCAACGTAAGCGGCACGTCGGGCACCGACGCTCAGGCAGAGGCTATAATGTCTGACATGCAATCCCAAGCGCTTATCGAAGCTGCAAACGACTCGTACGCGACGAGCATCACGATTGCATTGCGTCCTAATGAAGGACCACTGTTCCTACAAAACTGGGACATAGGAAATATCGTGACGGTCAATCTGGGAGCTGCAAAAGGGGTGGCAAAGAAAGGAAACCTAGTGTTCAATGAGTTAATACGCGAGGTGGAGCTTGATATTAACCCAAGCGGGGACGGCGAGACCGTGACGCCGACGATATGTGACGCTATGAAGTTTAGCCGATCCGCCGGGTACGCAGCGGTGCGGGCGGCTGCCTCGATCAGGATGTTGCAGAATATGGGGGGTAAATTATTATGAGTATGGGCAAGAGGTACAATAATTTCTACATTCCCAGGCCGCCGCTCGCGTTCGGCGTGCAGTGGGACACCAGCATCTCGGATCCAAACGCATGTCTCACGCGGCTTGGCGACGCTGTTGGCTTGGAGGTCAACACAACTCCAACATCAAGCAACTATTCTCTGCACGTCTCGGATTTCGATGCATATTACCCCTGGGCAGGGATTCGACGCGTCATATTGAACCATAACGGCGATTATGTCGCTGCTCACGGCGAGACTGACGCCCTGGGCAACTCAACGTTCGCGGAGAATACCGAGAAAAAAGTGATGGTCGAGGTGCCAAAGTTCTGGTATATGACCTTGCGCAATTACCCGACGCCTGGTGTCTGGCAATATTGGGTCTCTCCATTCCCACTACGGGGCTTCCGGATATACCCTGCTTTCCAACGGGGAGGCAATGGTCAAGTATCTAGCATCCTTGACGCAATTTACGTTGGCGCGTATGAGGCGTTCGCCGACGTAACGACCCGGCCAGCATTTCCGAAGTTGTACAGCATGGCAAACGTTTCACCCACCGTAGGTTATTCGCGTGCTCAGTTCCGCTCATTCGCGACGTATATGGGAACAAACTGCACTCTAGCCGGTCCTACGAACTTATTCGATTATGGCATAATGGATTGGCAGACGTGGAATATGTTTCGGTTATTGTACTTGGTTGAATATGCATCCCTCGACAGCATGACGCCCAGCGGCAGTACGGCACAAGGAGGGCTCAGTGCCGGTATCACAAACGCCACGGCCGTGCAGAACACGGGATGGACAGGTTCGGTCGACGTAAACCTGAACGGTCTGCATAGCGTCGATCTCGGAAATGGAAGCGGTCAGGTGAAATGTGCGCCGAACGTTTATGCGTCGTCATACCGGGGCGTTGAAAACCTGTTTGGAAATACGTTTACACTCCTGGACGCTATCAATATCGCCACCGATCGCAGCTTATGGATCAACTACACGGGAGCAAATCTGGCGGATCAGGTTGTTACCGGCACCCCATACGCTACAAGCACTCTAGCGAATAACTATTCTACCAGCTCCATATCACCCATATCAACGGGGGTTTCGGCTACGATTGACCCAACCTACACTCAGGTGCAAGTCGCTGCATCGGTAATAATACAAAATAACACCTCATATGGATACCCCGCTGTAACGGATGGTGTGACTATCGCGATATACAGAACCTTGGCTGGAGGTACTGCCCCAGTCGCGGGAGCGGCACCTGGCCAGAACGATTCGTTGGTCTGGGTGGGGACATACAGTCCACCCAACATAAACCAGAACGAGACTGTCCCTCTAACTTTTGTGGACACCGGGCTCGTTACAAACGCCGGGTTTACCATCGCGGAATCCAGTTATACCTATTATGTATGCATCTGTGCCGTAAACGGCTCCAGCACACTCTCTACAGCTAAGGCAGTAGCTGGTTCAACAATGACATTGACAAACTTTACCGGCGTAATGGGCTGGCCGTATGTACAAGCAACGTATTTGGCAAACGCGACGAGCGGCAATCCTATGTACCCTGCTGGATGGGCCAGCTATGATGATGATGCGTGGATGTTTGAGAAGTTTGTAATGGGCGGCTCAACCTCAACATACATGTGTGCCGCTTATACGGTCGGAACGTGGTCGGCAGAAAGGGTTCCACGGGTGGGCGGCGCGTATAACGGCGGTCGTGGAAGTGGAATTTTCTGTGAGGATATTACATTAGGATATGGTGGCTCGGACGCATTGACTGGCGCGCGGCTTCAGTACATTAGACCGCCAATATCGTATTACAGGTATTAGGGGAAGATATGGATACAACGAGGTAAAAGATGACAATAATAGGCGTGGAATGGTCTGGATCCAACTCATCACCAACGCTTACAAGAATCGGACACGATGGCACGCATGCCACGTATAGCGGCCCCGCAAGTGGGGGTACTCCCTTTAACGCGTTCGGCACGTGGGGCAACATGCAGCGCGTTACAGTGGCGGATGACGGCAGCGTTACCTCGACGTGGGGTTCGTTCTGTTACAGCGATTCCGACACGGCACTTGGTCAGGTCATGGTGCAAATCCCAGCGTTTCTGTTCTGGACAGATACGCTTAACTATAACAGTTATGGCGGTCACGCGCGTTACTACATCGCTGACCTTTCCGACATAGGTCAGCAAATCACACCATACGGGATCCTGGTTGCGCCGCACGTACTATCCACGAGTGATATACATCCGCTCTTTTACGTCGACGGCAGTTTCGTCGAAAACGCTTACGTGGGTGCATTTGAGGGGTTCCTTGACCCCAATACTTCCTTGCTGACTTCGGTTGCGGGAAGATTGCCGAGCACCATAGATACAAACACAGACGCTCGAAGTTATGCAGAAAATAGGGGAACAGGCTGGGAGCTGACGACGATACAAGCCCTTTCCGCTCTGCAACTGTTGAGTATGGTCGAGAATGCAACGCTCAATTCTCAAAGCGCGATAGGAAACGGTATAGTAGGCGCGAGCCAGCCGGCAAACACGGGAGCCACGGGCTCTACCGGAACGGACCAGGGGAATTTATCGTACGGCACCGGCGCAAACAACACAACCGCCATGAGCTACAGAGGCGTGGAAAACCTGTATGGAAACCTGGAGATGGTAGTAGAAGGCATCAACATAAGCAATTACCCTACCGCATACATAGCGCCTCAGAGCAGGACGAGGCCAGTATATTACCAATGGAACGAGCTTGGCTCGCCGTACGTCGCAGGTCCGAACCTTGTCAATAGCGGAAGCGGCGGCTGGATCAAAGCGATGGCACCCGGGACCGGCTTGTTTTATCTCCTCCCGATCACATCAGGAGGAAGTTCTAGTACATACTTCTGCGACCAAACGTGGATGCCGTCACTGTCGAATATGGTATTATATCAAGGTGGGAACTATGCCGATGGTGCCGGTGCCGGGATCTTCGCGCAGCGATACGAACAGGTGGACACATACCCGGCCGGAGCCCGACTGCAATACCTTCCGAGCGCGTAGAACGGAGACGTCATGGAGACGTGGGAGCTCTGTAAAGGGAAAATTGAGGGGGACAGAATCGCTTGCTGCTCGTGCGGGAAACCGTTATCTGATCTGCACCATTCCACGCGTGCCACGCTCGACGACGGATCGTCGTA